CGGTTGAGCCCGGTCAGCGGACTGGTCCCGCGCCGCACCTCCAAGACCTCCCAATGGACATCGCTGTCCGGGTACAGAGTCACCGTGGGTTCACCCGCCTCAACGTCCACGTCCACCCGCTCGGTCAGGAGCTGGGTGCGTTTGCAGAACTCAATGCAAGCATCGCGCACCGCGTTCTCCAGGATCATCTCCGGGCAACCAGGCAAGCGGCCCCGGATCAGGGGTAGGAAGTCATCGAGGGGGGTCATCTAGCCCACCACGACGCCAGGCCCCACGCCGCGGCCACGCCGCGCCGGTTTTGGTGCGGACGCGGTGATGACCGGCGTACTAGCCGGTACGGCAAAATCCAGCGCCAGGGTATCGGGAACTACCCTATATCCCTCCCTGATCGCCGCGAACCGTGCCACGTGGTCCGGATGGGTCACCTCGCACGCCCACTCCGGCGGCCTAAATGCGTAACACACGCCGCCCATCACCACCTCATGGCCCTGCACCCGTTTGATCAGGCTCTCGACACGCATCAGAATCAGCTCCCGGCGCCTTCCCAATTCGTCCCGGACGCGGCCGATACGATGGGCTTGCCGTTGAAGGGATGAATCGCCACCACGTACTGATCGGCTGGATTGGCTGACGCCACCAGGGTGGCCTTAAATACGGCTCCGGCATTGGTATTCACCAGCCACGCCTTTTTGGCCGTAAGCGCTACCAGGATGGTCCCCTCGGTTGCCGTCAGATCCCCGGAATAGGTATCCGCGGTGATTCCCGACCCGGTATTGGTCTCGCTCATGTAGAGCAGGAAGGTGTAGACCCCGGTCAACGCCGCGCCACTGACCTGTTTCAGGGTCACGGTGATGTCCATACCATCCGTCGTGGTCGACTTGGCCAGGGCGATGGTGATGGTATGGGGTGCCACTTGGGACCCCATGATCAGGTTGCCCGTCACCATCAGGTCGCCACTGATATTGGCGTCATCACCCACCTGAAGGTCATCGCTCGCGGTCACGTCATCCGCGTTCAGTTCTTCCACCACCAGGCGCTCGTCCTGGTGTTGCGTGCTGATGCCCGTAATGGCCATCGTTGTACCCCTTTTCAGCGCCGCGCCCCTTGCGGGGCGCCGGTTGTTAGATCAAGCGTCCGATTAGGCGCCGTAGCTGGTCGCGCGATAGGACAGGCTCAGCATGATCGTGCCCGCCTTCGGCGTCCCGGCGGCCGTGGCCACCTTGTACCCCAGCTTTTTGCGTTGGGCGCCGGTCGTGGCCAGAGTCAGCATGGTCTCGGTCAGGGTCACCCGGGCCAGGCTGGTCGTGCCGTCCACCAGGATCGAGTTCTGCAACTCGGTTTCCAGGTCCGACTCGTCATCCTTGAGGACGCCAAAGTCCAGGTCCAGGGCCGATCCGGTGTCGATCCCGGCCGTCATGGCGCACACGGCATCCACAAAGGCGCAGTCCTCCGGCAGATAGCCCATGACGATGGTGTCATTGGCTGCCAGGGCATCCACCTGGGCCTCGGTCAGGGTCAACTTCATCAGGACGTTGACCACCTCGGGGCCGGTGGGGGTCGGCATGGGTTTCTTGCCGCTGGCCCAATCGGAACGGTAAGTCAGTGCAGCAGTAGTCATCTCGATAACCTCAAAATGCAGTCCGGTTCAGCCGGCCAGGGCCTCATCAGGCGCTAGCCGGCTTAGGGTGGAACGGTGGCTTAGGCGGTGGGATCAGCGGCCGCGGTGTCGATGGCGATGACGCCAAAGTCACGGCTGGTCCCGTCAATGGTGAAGGCCGTCTTCTTCACGCCGAAGATGGACGACGTGGTGATGACCACCTGATTGCCGCGATCCTCCAACTCCTCGTTCCAGTCGAAGCGCAGCCCGGTACCTGGCGATCCAAAGGCAACCACGCCGGCCTGACGCCCCAAGAACAGGGCGCGGGCGGCACTGACGGTCGGCGGGTTCGCGGCGCCGTAATCGTTGAACAGGATCACGCCCTTGTGCTTGTGCAGCACCACGTTGTTGTACATGCCCAGGCCGCCCTTGAAGATCGGGTTAGCCTTGCCCTCGGCCCCGGTCGCGGCCTTCTGAATATCCAGCCATTGCCCGGTGGAGGTATTGGTGCGCAGGTCGTATTCCTGCCACGGGTGCATCACCAGCACAAAATGCGGCTCGCCGTCGATCTCGCACGGCTGGATGCTGGGAATCCCCGTGGTCCCGCCGCCCATCACCTCGGCCCGGGACAGGGCCTTGTCGATTGCGGACAGGGTCAGCTTGTCGGCACTGTCGATGGTCGCCTTGCTGGAGGCATCGCCGCCGTAGAGGATGTGCTGACTGTCTTGGGCCACGAAGGCATTGCCGGCATAGCCGGTAAAGTCTGTCCCCTCGATGAAGTCGCTGTTGACGCCCCGTGCGCCCGACAGGTACATGAACAGGGTCTCGTCGAACAGCCTGGCCCACCACTCCGACTGCCGCACGCGGGCAATCTGCCGCATGTCGTGGATGGTGCGCTTGCGGCTCATCTGCCCGCCGGTGTTGACGCCACCGCGCAACTGGTCGATATACAGGGAGTCGGTGTAGAAATTCAGATCCTCTTCCTTGCCGCGCAGGGTGGCATCGCCCTGGATGGGCTTCATCTTGAGCTGCATCACCAGGTCATAGCTAATCTGATCGCCGGCATCGCGCTCCAGATGGGGCAGGGTCTGCAAGGGGGTCTGGGCCGACTCGCCCACGCCCATGAACTTGCGGTTAAAGTAGGACTTGCGGCCGACATCGACGGCCAGGAAGGCGGAATACCGCTTGATTGCTTTGGCGTCCCCGACGCCAACAATGGTCTTAGCCATGGAATACGCTCCAGTGGAAGTGAAACACCCCCAGGAGCGCACTCCTGCGCGCTAACCTGATCTTGTGCTCAAAATTGTGCGCGCGCGATTAGCATTTGCAGAACGGTCGAACGCGACTATTTGCCGTTTTTGTCCTCACGCTCGGGCCGATACTCTTCACCCCACCGCCCGACCCGGTCATGCGGCGGCCGGATCGCTACCGCCGCGTCTGCCTCGATAGCCAGCCGCGCCCTGCGCCCCGACTTGGCGACCAGGGTCACCCGTACCTGGCCGTTGCCGGCCAGATCCAGGGTCTCGCCCACTTTCAGATCATGGTAACTGGGCATTGCCCCACCCCCGTTCGCCCGCGGGCGCCTCCGCGGCTCGCCAGCCGTCGGCGTGCGCTTGCCCGCCACCCGCGCTCATCTTGTTCGCCACGCTCACGCCGATCGCGCGCATCACGTTTACGCCGCCCGGGCGTTCAGATAGCGGTCCGCCTCCGCCTGGCTTAGGCGCGACAGGGCCATCTCCAGCTCCATCCCCTCCAGGCGATCCAGACGGCTGAACTCGTCCCCGCCAACGTCCGGGATGCTCGCCGCCGGCAAGCCCCCCAGGGTCGGCGGCACCTGGCCACCCTTGGCACGTCCGCCGCGGCTTTGGGATGCCGGTTTCGTCCCGTTCTGGCCATTGGCCCCGGCCTGCCCCTCGCCTGGCAAGCGAAATCGCGCGCGCGTTAAGCGGTCCGCCTCTTCGAGAAACCAGTTCATCGGCCGCGCGTCATTGCTTGCGTCCGCCGCCAGCAACTGCACCGCCGCGGCGAAGGCCGGCCCAATCACCGGGTCCTCCCGATAGGCTTTGTTGGCCGCCTGGCTGAAAAACCGCTCCTGTTCCCATTGCCAGCGCTGGGCCATTTGCTGCGACCGTTGCTCCGCCGCCAGGTTGGCCTTCAGTTGCCGTTCGCGCAGCGCCCACTCCTGCTCCGTCAACTGGCGCAGCTTGGCCTGATACTCGCCCAGGTCGTAGTCCCCGTCTTCGTAACCCTTCGCCAGGGCCGCCTGCTGCTGGGCCAGTCCCGCCATCAGTTCCGCGTAACCCTCCACCGGCGGGGCAACATACATCGGCTGAAACTCGCCCGGACCGGCCGGCTCATCCGCCTGTTGGCCGTTTTCGGTGAGACCGCCGCTCTCCCCTGCACCCTCGTCCGCGGTTTTGGCCGCGACACCATGTGCTGCCGCGGCGTCATCGTCTTCGTCGTCATCATCCGCGTCATCGTCTTTCAACAACGACTGCAACAGCTCCCGGTCTTCGGCGTCATCCTCGTTTCCAAGCGCCTCGCGTTCCTCATCCGACAGCCCCAGCAACTCCTCGTCCAGAATCGCGCCCATCAGGATTTCACCTCGTCCGCGTCGTCATCGCTCACCAGCTTCATCAGCCCGTCCAGGCGCTCCCGACCCTTGGCGATAGCCGCCATATACCGGGTCTTGTCCGCCTTGATCTTCTTCGCCTCCATCAAGGTCCGCAGATCATCTTCCGCGCGCCAATTCTGCTCGTCTTTGCTTATTTTCATGTTTTTACCCGCTACGCTTCGTCTGGAATTGTGTTAACCATCATGTTCATGCCTTTAGCAGGCCCTCGTTTCACTGCTTAGTCAACCGGAACACCGTCGTCATCAAACCACCCGTCCGCTTCCGGCCAGGTTTTGATAAGCACTTGCCAGTCGGAAGGACTGATCAGCTCCCGCAATATCTGAAGCCTTGCGCCACGCTCTGACGCCAGGCGCCGCAACTTTTGCAACTCAGCCGCAGCGTTTAGGTGTCCCGCGCACAGGTCGTCAAGGTCAATACCAGGCCACTGCTTCATGCTGGCCGCAGTCCGTCATTACCGGGCGTCTCAATCCCCATCCGCGCCCCATCCAGGGCCGATGGGTCCGCCGGGACCGGATTAGCCGGCATCATGGCCCCCGCCATCGGGTCCGCCTGGCCTTGGCCCGGCATGGCCTGCATTTCCGCCAGGGCCTGTTGCTCCGCCTGCGCCTGTTCCTGCATGGCTGCCTGTTCCTGCATGGCCTGCTGCTGCTGCGCCGCCGCCTGCTGGATCATGGCCTGCTCCTGCCGCAGCACCGGGTCATCAAACCCCGCCCCCTTCATGATCTCGTCCGCCATCACCGCCGCCCCCGGGGCCTGGGCCACGATCTGCGCCGATTGCAGGGCCGAGTACATCGCCTCCAGCCGCTTGTTGATGCTTTCCGCCTGGGCCTTCTCCTGATCCGCCCGCAGCTTGTCCACCTCCGCCTGGAGCTTGGCCACCGTCGCCTCCATCTGCGCCATGGCCAACTGCTGCTGCGCCTGCTGCATGGCCGCCTGCTGGGACATCTGCTGCTGCTCCTCGGGCGACGGTTCACTGTCCGGGTCACGCTGACCGTTCAACTGCCGGATGCGCGCCACCAGCTCATCCCGGTTCGGCACGTCCGCCATCTCCACCACCAGGTCGAGCATGTTTAGCGCCACCGCCGGGTTCATCTGCGCCAAGCGGCTGACGATCTCGAACAGCGACTCGAACATCGCCAGCCGCAGCGAATCGCGGTAATCCTGTTGCGAGACGACAAAATCCGCCTTGCTGGCCGTCACATCGTTCACAACCTGCCCGGTCATTGGGTCCTGGGTATTGATCTCGACGAAGGACGCCGTCCCTCGCTCCCCGACCAACCGCACCACCTTCTCCCCGGTCATGAACTGCTCGACCAGGGACAGCTCAATCTCCCCCGCCCACTGCACCGCCCAACGCAGGTTGTCGTACAACTCCGAGGTCACCACCGTCCCCTGATCCTGCCGGGCGATGATCGCCTTGCCGGATGAGGCATTGGTTTCCCGGCCCAGGTTCTCCGCCGTCACCCCGCCGCCGTTGCGGATCGCCAAAGCGTCCCGATCCATCAGCCGCAGATGCTGATCTGCCAGTTGCACGTCGCGGTCAATCAGCAGCTCCTTGCCGCGCTCCTTAATGATGATCGCGTCCGGTCGCGCCACCTCCTCGCGCAACTGCTCCCAATCGTCCACCGCCCCCGCCTCGGCGATCACCCGATTGGCCGACAGAATCCACAACGCCTTGGAGCCGCGCTTGTTCAGGCTGTCCTGGCTATCGCGCATCACCCGGATCGGCGAGTAGGGGGCATTGTCCCGCTGCCGCCGATAGGCCCACACCGGCACGAAGGGGAAGCGCCCATGGCGATAGGGGCTTTCGCCCTCGAACAGTAAGCCGGCCGCGCAATAGATCGCCACTCGCACCTGCATCACCAGGCCGTCATGCACCGAGGCCCCGTTCTCCACCGCCCATTGATGGGCCGGATTGCCCGGGTCCAGGGTCTCCCCCGCCATGGGTCCGGACCGAAACGTCTCCCGCCGCCCCGGTTCCCGGTACCACGCCTCGATCAGCTTCACTCGATCGCGCTTCACCTCCCCCAGGGCGCCGGCGTCATAGGGCCGATACTTGCCGATACGCTGATAGTCAGACCCGGGCTCGGTCACCCGCGACCCCAGGTACCAGGGATCATCGGTGTCGTCCTCCTCCAGGCTCGACGAATCCACTACCGCCTGGCGGATCAGCCCCACCCGCTCCGGGAAGAGGGCCTCCGCCACGTCGGCATCCACCCATTTCGACCGGAACAAATAGCGCGCGTCCGACAGATCCGGCTCCACGCTTTGGCTGTCGTAGAGCACATAGCGCCAATCCTCGGCGCGGTAATAGATCGGCTCGTCCGACTCATCCCCGCGCACCCCGACCTCGATCCAGCCCATGCCCGCCTTCACCGCCTGGGCAAAGGCCCGGCTTCTGGCCAGCGGCTCCCCGTTCACGTCGCTCAGGTACTTGAGGAGCTTGGTCTTTACCTCCGCAAGATCGCCCTCCTCCCGTCGCCGCGGCAGCACCTTGTAGTCGATCCGCGTCCGCCGCTCCGTGCCCAGCATCCAGTTGATGGTCGGCGCAATCTCGTTGTAGACCACCGGCGCCTGGCCGCGGTCCAGTAGCACCTGGGCCTCCTCCTCGCTCCATTGCAGCGAGTCGTAGTAATCCACGTCCAGGGCCATCTGGTAGCGGTTCGCCGCCTGGCGTTGCGTCTCCTGCTCGTACCAGTCGCGCAGCCGGGACAGCCGCTTGCGATTGGCCACGCTGTCCAGTCGGCTTTTCTTGGTCTTCACCGGGGGCGGCAGCTCCACCACGCCCCCCTGCCGGGTCTGATCGTCGAACGGCGAGGTCCCGACACTGCTGCTGATGCCATCGTCGCGGATCATGGCCGGACCTCCCGGTTATGCGCCCGCCCGGCCCGCTGAACCGCCGAGGAATCCTCGGTCGTTGCCCTCGTGGCATGCGCCCGCCCCGCCTGGTGAACTGACAAGGAATCCTTGTCAGTTGCCGCATCGTCCGCCACCCACTGGCCCGAGGCCGTCGGGTCGCTGACCTCGACCTCCTTCACCACCTGCCCATCCACCTGGATGGACAACTCCCCGACCGCCGGCCCCCGGTCCACCCGCTGCAAGGCCGTCGGCTCCGGCGGCATGGCCACCAGGTCCGGGATCGCCTCGACAATCGCGTCGATGATGCGATGGACCACGCTCAACTCCGGCTGCATCCCCAGGCAGATCGCCGCCTCCGTCGCCCCCTGAAGCGCCCGCATCAGGTTGGGATGCCCGTCCGAGGCCACGTACTCATGCCCTACCGACAACGGGATGACGAACGGCACGATCCGCCGCACCCGGCTCTCCGTCATGTTCGCGGGAAACAGCACCATTGCCGGCTCCCCGTTGACCCAATGCAGCGCCACGGCAATGTCCCCCTTCCGGAACCGCCGCCACGCCCGCTCGCCACCAATCACCATGCCCATGCGTCACTCCGCCCTTGCGCGTCTATCGTCTGATCCGTTCATGATGCGCTGGCGATTAGCATCCCAATTCACCTTGGCATTTACAGCCAGGGTGACAAATCCTGTCATGCACCTTGTCACCGCTAAACCATTCGACCCGTTCAATGGTGTCTCCACGCTTCAAGCATCGACTTATGAATTGAGCGGTGCTTCTTTTGTGTTCAGGATCATCCCAAGCACAGGCGCTGACGCGCCCACAGGGTCTGCGGGCCAAGTACATAAAACCGAGACTTTGTTTTTTGATTGGGTTTTCCACGATCAAACCCCTCTCCACCCCGACACCCGCCGCTTTTTCCCCGCCGCCACCGTCGTCGGCCGCCAGCCTTGCGCCCACTGCCGCAGGGCGTCGGCGTAATTGCTGTACTGATCGTGAAGCGGGGTCGGCTTGTACGCCTGGAGCTTCTCGTTCCACTCCTTGCGATAGCGCTCCAACGCCGTCAGCCCCTCGTGGCAGCCGATCTGGTCAAACCACACCGGCCCGGACAGCTTCAGCCGCGTCTCCTCGATGCCCGTCAGCACGTTTTCGACCCGGGGCACGATCTCAAAGCGATGGCCCGGCAACAGGCCCTCCAGCAGTTCCACCACGCTGCGCCCGGTCTGAAGCGACTTATGCTCCGCGTCATGCGGCAGGTAATGCCGGTCAAACAACCAGCCCCGCTCCTGAAGGTAGCGCGCGTAATGCTCCAGGCTCTCCCCCGCGTTCTGGTAGGCATGGATGAACCGCGTCTCGCCCGCAACGTACTGGAAAAACCACAGGGCCGTCGTGTCGTTGTACCCTAGGTCCCAGGCCGTGCTTACCGGCACCCCCGCCTGATAAGGCACGTCCTTCACCCGCCCAGCCGCCCGCAGGCCGATGATCTGCTCCGCGTAATAGGCCCCCTCCGCCGTCCGTAGCGGCTCACCCAGCCAGATATTGCGATACTCGCTCCCCGGCCGGGTCGCCTCGCAATGCGCCCGCTCAGCCTCCAGGACATCGCTAAACCAGGGATTGTCGTGATAGTTGACCTGCTGCACCCAGGACCCCGGGGGCGGCTGTACAACGAAGCGCACATAGGTCTCCCCGGTGATCAGGTCCGGGTTCATGGTGATCCAGATCTCCGACTGCGGCTTGCGGATGGTCGGCGTCAGGATGTCCCAGGAGCGCTTGGATACCGTCTGCCCCTCCTCCACCCACACCCGGTCATAGCCCTCGTAGGACTTCACCGACTCCGTGGTATGCGAGGCTAGACCGGCGAAAGAGAACTTGGTCCCGTTCCGCCCGCGGATCTCGGTATCCAGCACCCGATAAAATCCCCCCAAGCCCAGGGCCTGGATCTGGTCGTTCAGGAGTTGATGCACCGACTCCTTGATCGAGCGCTGCACCTCGCGGCCGCACAGCACGCGCAGCCCGCCCGGCGTCTGCGCCGCGGTAATCAATAGCGCCCGGGCCGCCGCCCAGGACTTGCCCGAACCGCGGCCGCCGTGCATGACCTTGTAGCGATGCGGCTCGAACAGCCCCTGCATCTTCTCCGGAAACGGGGCCTGCACTAAATCGAGTGCCATCAGCGCCGCTCCTCGATCGCCGCCGCCGCGCGCACCATCGTTGCCATCACGCCCACCGCCTGGACAGCCAGGAGGCCGCCAGCGACTGCACATCCCGCTCCGCCGCCCCGCGCCGGCTCGACTCATCCCGCGGCACGCGCCGGATCTCCTCCCGGCCCGACCAGCGATAGAGCCTGGCCTTATACGCCCGCCCACGCCGATCGCGCCGCGGATGCGCCCCCGCCAACTCCACCAGCCCCCCCAGGGCCAGCCACGACACCGCCGCGCGAATCCGATGCTCGTCCAGGCACCCTAGCAGCCAGGCCAAGCCCAGTGTCGAGATCGCCACCCCCGGGGGCAAAGCCTTGAAGGCATCAATCACCCGCTCCCGGGTCACCGTCGCCAGCGCTTCCTCCGCGCTCATGCGCCGCGCCACGGCCGTCAGCCCTGCCCGAGGATGGTGTCATCGCCCCCCTGGCGCGTAAGCTCTCCCTGCCCGCCCTCGGGGCCGCTCCAGCCCCCGCCCTGTCCGCCGCCCTGGCCCGCGACCCCGCCCGCCTGCCCCGGCGGCACAAACAGCACCTGAATCGCCGCCGCCGTCCCATCCGGCCCGGACAGTTCCGTCCGATCCTTGAACACCCCCAGCGCCCGCCCCGCCATCTCCAGGGCCTTGCCGAGGGCCGTCAGGTTGGTTTCCTGGTACTCCTCGACCGTCAGCACCCGTTCCGGCACTTTAGCCTGCGTGCCCGGTTCATCGCGCCACTTCACCACCCCGGTGTCCACTGTGCGCACCAGGGGCAACTCCCCCGCCGCCATCGCCAGATACTTGCGCATGGTCGCCTCCCAGGCCCGCAGCGGCTCCGCCAGCCGGGTCTCCAGGGCAATGGCCCGCTCATACTCAATCTGCGCCTGCACCGCCGGGATGGCGTTCCAGCGCCCGGTAATCGTCGCCAGCTCCTTGCTCTGCTTGCGCGTCACGGTTTTGATTCGCGCCTCGTCCCACCCCTCCGCGATCAGCTTGCACTGCCAATCCGTGATCGAATCCGGCAACCTCCCGCGCACCGTCGCGTAGGCATACTGCTGCCTCGTCAGCCGCAAATGCCCGGCAAAGCCAAACTCAAGTTGATTCGCCGACTCCGCGGTGGATCGTGGTGTCTCTGACGAGGTCGGGGTAGAGGATGAATCGGCCATGGTGGGAGAGTCCTACGTGGTCCTACACAGATCGACCCTGCCATTTTTCCCCCACTCCCGCCGCAAAACGATCCGAAAATGCGGCACTTCCATTATCTTTTGGCCAGAAAAAAACCCCGCGTCCGCGAGGTCCCGTCACCTTCCGCCGGTCAGGCCCGGCACGCCCCCTGGCGGCCGCTCCCTACCTGGCTACCTACCTAGCCCCCCGCCCAGCACGCCCCCGCCCGGGCCAGCACCCGCCGCACCGTGTCATCGCTGCACCCCACGTCCTGGGCCGCCCGGCGCAGACTCACCCCCTGCGCCACTGCCTGGCGGATCGCCCCCTCGCGCTCATCCCGATCAATCGCCCGCACATACACCGCCGCACCCCCCCAGCGCGCCCGTTGCTCGCGGATCACCGCGCGCACCTGGCTCGCGTCCAGGCCCGCCGCGATCAGCGCCTGGGCCGTATCGGAGAGCACGTCGCTCATGGCCTATTTCACCCACACCCCAGCGCCACCGGGACCGCCGGCCGCCAGGGGCAGATCCCCCTGCCGCGCCATCGGCTCGATCTCCACCAGCACCAGCTCCACCTCGCCCTGCCTGACCTCCCAGGCATGCTCGGCAAAGATCACCGCATTGTGTAGGTCTTCCCCGCCGATCCCCTGGCCCGGCATCACCAGCCAGCCGTCATCGCAGATCATCTCCCGCGCCGCCCGACACCACAGCCGCCGGCCCGCCAGGGAGGCATACCACAGCCGCTCCGGCACCAACCCGTCCACCTCGATCAACGTCGCTTGCATGCCCATCAGTTCACCTCCTCCGCCGTCGCCACACTCATGGCCGCGCCAACCCCCGCCAGCCAGGCCAGGCACGCCGCCCTGGCCTCCTCCGCCGTCAGGAACACTCCCAGCCAGGGCCGCCGTTGCGGCGTCGCCTGACCCGGCTCATAGCGTCCTGGCAGGTTCGCCGCCGACCGCCATTGCCAATAACTCAGCTCCGGCATGGCCTCCGGCCCCCAGGCCGTAAAGCGCCAGGCCGCCGCCACCATTTCGTCCGTCGCTTCCGCTCCCAGCACTGGCCCCACCCGGCAGGCCGACACCAGGCACCCGCCCGGCCCCAACCAGTGGTAAGGACCCTGCCGGTTCCAAACCCCGGGCTGATCAACCCCGCTTGCGCCTGATTTCATCGCCTTCGCCCGCCCTCAGAAGCCAACAACCGGCAAAAACTGGTCAGAAACTGGCCAATCTGTCCAACCTTGGTAAATTCTGTCCAACCTCTGATAAAGGTTGGACGGGCTACAGCCCTTGGTATCACTGGCTTTGTCCAACCTGTCTAACCTGTCTAACCTTTTTATGTGTTGCATGTGCGCGCGCGCGCGCGTGTGTGCGCGCCTGTGCGCGCGCGCACACGTGAGAATGAAAAAAGGTTGGACAGGTTGGACAGGTTGGACATTGTTAAAATAATCAATGCCTTGCAATTTCCCAACCTTTTTGAAAGGTTGGACATTTTCCCAAGGTTGGACATTCGCAACAAAATCAGAAACTTGGTCCATTTGCTGGCACCTCGTAACCGATTCCCCACCCCGACATCGGTGGCTTATAGCCCCATGGCCGCCCCGCCCCCACGCCACGCCGATGGCGCCAACGCAGCTTTTGCATCAACAGACCCAGCCGGGTCTGTTCCGGCTTGCGCATGTTGGCCGGGTCCAGCTTTAACCCGTCCGCCAGGATCTCCGCCTGGGTCACGAACACATCGTTCAGCAGCCCCGCCTGCGCCTCGATGCGACTGCGCAGGTACTCCGCCACCAGCGGCTCCCAGGCATCCGTCTCGCTGCGATACTCCTGTTGCTCCTCGAATAGCGCCTTATCCGCCTCTTGTGGCCACCAGGGCTCACCCTGGCGATAGCGCCAGTCCGCCTCCGCCCACAACTGATCCCGGCATGCCGCCAGGTTCTCGATATCAATCTCCTCGCACTGCACCGGCCAATAGCGCCGGTTACCCGTGGAATCCCGCAGGTACTGATGCTGATTCGTCGTCCCGGCAATCACGCACTGGCGCGGAAAGGTCTGCGCCCGCCGCCCGTAGCTCACGCGAAAACGGTCGGTCGCCGAGGAAAAAAACGCCTTCGCCCGCGTGCTGTCCGCCTTGTTCAAGGCATCCAGCTCCGCCATCTCGATGCACCACAGGCCGCGGATTGCCTCGAAGGCATCCTTGCTGCCCAGGTCGATGGGCGTGTCGCTGAACCACTCCTTGCCGAACAGGGTCATCAACGCCGTGCTCTTGCGCCGCCCCTGTTCACCCTCCAGGATCAACACCGTGTCCGCCTTGCACCCCGGCTTGCGCACCCGCGCCACTGCCTGAATCAGGGTCATGGCCCCGACCCGCTCCAGATAGCGCGTGCCCCGATCACGCAGGCGTTGCGCCTCCGCCACCCCTGTTCCCGGGTCCGTCGCCAGCTCCTCATCCGGCGTCCGCGCCCCCAGGTGATCGCGCAGCCAGCTATCCAGCCGCTCCACCCCATCCCAGCGCAGCCCGTCCAGATACTCCAGGATGGGATGGAACGGATTGGCCCGCGCCGCCCCCAGCACCGCATCCCCCAGGTCCTGGCCTTTCGGCTCGATGCCATAGCGACCCGCCAGCCAGAAGCGCAGGTCCGCGTCATCCGCGTCCGCCCACTCCCCCAGCTCGCCGCGGGCATAGGGTGGCGCGCGCCGCTTGATGATGCGCGCCGAGAACAGGCACCAGCCCAGCACATCCTTCCACGCCGGGTCATGCTCCAGGACCAGCCGCACATTGAACGAGCGACTCTGAATCTGACCCCGCTCCGAGCGCAGCAAGCGCTCCGTCCAGTCCGAGCCCGGGAAATTGCCCTCGACCACGTTGTCGATGCGGATCTCCGCCAGCGTTGGCGCCGGCTCCACACCCAAGGGCACCTCCGGCGCCGACAGCGCTTCCTGAATCTGCGCGCCCGCCACCCCCAGCCCCGCCGCCACGTGCAGATCGTTCCAGTCCGTTCCCCGCGGCATGCCCTCGGCAAACACCGGCACCAGCACCCGCCCCTGGCACAGCTTCGCCGCCGCCTGAGCCTTGGCCAGCCCCGGATTGCCCTCCGTCTGCCAGTCGTCATCCGCGAACAGCGCGAAGCGTGCCCAGGGGTAGCGGGCCTTCAATGCCTTCACCACGGGGGCCAGGTTACCGGCATCAAAGGCGCACGCCACCGGCAAATACCCAGCCAGGTGGCAAGACACCGCTGTCGCGTAGCCCTCCGCCACTCCCAGCCACTCACCCGGCCCCGGGTCCGGGCCGAGCAGGCAATAGGCCCCCTGCTTCGCTGTCCCGGTCAGAAACTTCTTACTGCCATCGCCCTGGATGAACTGGAGCCCCACCAGGGCGTCCGGCCCCGCCCACACCGGCACCACCACCGTCCCGCGGGAGAATCGCGCCCCCAGGCCCGGAATCCGCTTTGTCGCCAGATAGGCCGAGGGACCCTCGGTCGGCAACTTCTCCCAGATCCCCCTGGCCCGGGTCGCCGTCTCCGCCGCCAGTTCCGCCCGCGCCTGCCGCGCCTGGCGTTCCAGCTCCCGCCGTCGCGCCTCGATCGCCTGCCGTTCCGCCTTGTCCAGGCCCTTGGCGTCGTACTGGATACGGTGACTCTCATCCCCCGCCTTCCACCAGCCATAGGCCCCGGCGATCAGCTCCCGCCCGTCCTGGGTCGTAAAGGCATGTAGCACGTACCAGCCATTGCGCGATCCAGCCCGGTCGTCCCGATGCTTGACCCGCCGCAAGGTCCCGGAGGTATCCAGGTGCTCCACCTCCAGGCCGTAATCCAGCAACTGGTCCAGGGCCGACTGCCCGGCGGAATCGCAGGCCACCGCGCTCATGCCCCCCCCTGGGCGGCACGCGCTCGATTATTCATTGCTTCCTCCCGCGTGGTATTCACGTCTTATCGCGCGTCTTGATCGTCGTCCGGCCGGCCCAGCCAGGCCATCAGCACCGGCAACAGCACCAGGTACAGCCATGCGCTCATGGCCGCGCCCCCCGGCCCGGCACCGGCCAGGCCACCGCCGGCGAGATCGACCCCACCGGCAACCGCGACGGTGCTGGCCGCCACAGCTCCTCTGGCTTTTTGCCCCAGACATGCCGCCGCCCCGAACTCGGTATCCGCTGGGCCGGGCTCGTCGGACAGTCCGCGCACGGCGCATCCGGCAGGCCCGCCCGCAGCATCCGCAGCCGCTTCAGGATCGCCCCATGCGTCAGCACCGACTCCGCCCCGCACCGCACACAGCACAGCGCATAGCGCCGCGCCAACCCCGCGCCGCCGGGAAGCACCCGCCGCAGCACCCGCCTGATCCCGACGACCAGGCCCTCGCGCAATTCGGCGTTCTTGTTGTACATGCTCAGATCACCTCCAAAAAAAAGACCGCGTGCCCGAAACGGACCGCGGTCCAACACCACCTCAGTAGGAAGAAGGTCCCCTATTGACCGCCGAGGACCAGGGCGGCTGTCCGTATAACCACGGGTAGCAGTATGTTGATACCCGGCTAAACTCGAAGTAGGACCACCGCCCGCCAGGGATGGGTATCCACCTTCACCGCCGGGAGCAGGAGTTCCCATGAATATCTCAGGCCGCTTGCGCGGTTTCCGTCATGTCTTCCAGACATTCCAGCGTGCTAAGCGCACCATCCAGGGCGCTAAGCGTCTCAACTCGCGGATTTTTCATCCGCCCGGACCTAAACTTGCTTACCCAGGATTCCGAAAAAACGCCGCCAGATGCCTCAACCACCATGGCATTGGTGGCATGGCAGGCAATCAATCGCTGCCGGATGTCGTCGATGTAGGCGTGGATGCTCATGTCGAAAAAACTAGCAGAAAACTGCTAGACGGGCAAGCAGCAAACGGCTTGGATCATGATCCAAGCTTAGGGTGTATGAAAAAGACACCCAAACAAGTCCTCGCGGACAACATCAGGCACCTGAGGTCCCTAAAAGGTTGGTCTCAATCTGAACTGGCCCGCCGGTCCGGCATCCCGCAGCGCACCATCAGCGCGATCGAGAATGCCGTCCACAATACCGGCGTGGAGCACCTGGAAAGCCTGGGCAAGGCCCTGTCCATCCCTGCCTGGGCGCTCCTGTTCACTGAGATCGACCCCGCGCTTTTCCAGCGTGGGGGCCTACAGGAACTCATCGTCAACTTCATCGCCCTGCCCGACGACAGCAAGCAGGAAGTCAAGCACGTCGCCAATCGCGAAAAGCGATATTTTTCTTGCAATTCAAAACAATTTCGTCACTGTCAATCTCGTTCAAGTAA